AGCGGAAATTTGTTTAAAATTGTACCTAATCTGTCATTACAAGACGGTATTCAAGCTACAAGGATGGCATTGGCTAGGACTTGGTTTGATGCGATGAAATGTAGTGAAGGCATCGAGTGTTTGCGTCAATATCAACGGGAATACGATGAAGATAAAAAGGTATTTCGAGATAAGCCTAGACATGATTGGACAAGTCATGGAGCGGATGCTTTTAGGATGCTTTCTATTGCTTGGCGAGATGAAACAGAGATTGAGCGACAAAATGCACCGATTCGTGGCATTACTGTCGGACAGAATGAAACTACGCTAGAAGAACTATGGCGAAGCACACCAACAATTAAACACCAAAGGTATTAGGTATGAACGATACGCTAAACAAGACTTATGAGGACTGGTTTAATACTATTGCCCAATATGACAAGTCATTTCGGGAATGGGAATCAAGAGTACCCCGTATCATTAAGCGTTACCGTGATGACAGCCGTACCCGTAATAACCCTAATGCTCGTTTTAATATCCTTTGGTCAAATGTTCAGGTTATCAAGCCTGCTATCTTTGCAAGACTTCCCCGCCCCGATGTAAGCCGTAGATTCCGTGACAACGACCCGATTGGTCGTGTAGCGTCAATGATGCTTGAACGGGCGTTGGAGTATGAGATTGAACACTATTCTGACTACCGCTCCGCTATGGATAATGCGGTTATTGACCGCTTATTGGGTGGGCGTGGCACAGCATGGGTGCGGTATGAGCCACATATTGTTGCCGAACAAAATGACCTAAACACAGGGTTAGCTGGTCAAGATGTGGGCAACGGAATACAGATTACAGAGGATGCCGATGAAGCCGAAACGGAAAACGCTGAACTATTGGAATCGCAAGAACGCATTGAATATGAGTGCGCCCCTGTGGATTATGTTCATTGGCGTGACTTTGGTCATACTGTTGCTCGTACTTGGGAAGAAGTAACTGCGGTATGGCGTAAGGTCTATATGAGCCGCCAAGCTTTGATTGACCGCTTTGGCGAGGAAGTAGGTGGGCGTATCCCGCTAGATACTAAGCCTGAATCCGACAAATGGGCTACCAAACAAATGGTTGCCGAGCATTACCAAGCTTGTATATACGAAATTTGGGATAAAGAGCAAGGCAAAGTCTTTTGGATTAGCAAGTCGATGGGCGAGATTCTTGATGAAAAAGATGACCCATTGCAGCTAGAGGGATTCTTCCCATGCCCTAAACCTTTGTATGCAACCCTAACTACAGACAACCTTGAGCCTGTGCCTGACTTTGTTCTGTATCAAGACCAAGCCAAACAGTTAGATACCCTTGCAGACCGCATAGATGGCCTTGTAAACGCTTTGAAAGTGCGTGGTGTATATGACGCATCTGAGTCCGCATTAGCCCGCCTATTCTCTGAGGGCGAGAACAACGCCTTAATTCCTGTTAAGAATTGGCAAGCCTTTGCCGAGAAACAAGGTATGCGTGGTGCGATTGACCTTGTTGACTTAGCCCCGTTTGCTCAAGCTTTACAGATGGCTTATCAGGCGATGGAGCAAGTCAAGGGCCAAATCTACGAGATTATGGGTATTGCCGACATTCAGCGTGGTCAAACCGACCCCAATGAAACGCTTGGCGCACAGATTATTAAGTCCAATAATGCTAGTGGTAGGCTTAAATACCTACAACACGCAGTTGTGGATTTTGCTACTGAACTGCTCAAAATTAAGGCGCAGATTATTTGCAAGCACTTTACTGAGGATACGATTGTCAAGATTAGTGGTGCAATGCAACTTAGCCCACAAGACCAACAGTTAGTGCCACAAGCCCTACAACTGCTTAAGGATGAACCCGCTAAAAACTTCCGTATTGAAGTCACTAGCGATTCGATGATTTACCAAGACGAGCAACAAGAAAAGGCTGACCGTGTTGAGTTCTTAACAGCAGTTAGCCAGTTTATGAACAATGCGTTGCCGATTGCTACTAACGCACCTGAACTAACCCCATTACTTATGGAAATGCTTAAATTTGGCGTGACTGCATTTAAGGCTGGAAAAGGCATGGAAGGGCTTATTGATGAAACTGCCGACCAATTTAGAAATCAAGCTAAAGCGATGGAAGGCCAACCCAAACCACCGCCTGTTGAGGTGCAAAAGATTCAGGCTCAATCTCAAGCTAAGATTCAAGAAATGCAGATGTCAGTTCAGCTTGAACAGCAGAAGATGGCTGCCGAAATGGAATTGGAAAAAGCTAAACAGGAATATCAAGCACAAGAGAATCAGCTTAAATTCCAACTGGAAGAACAGCGTAACGCTCAAGAGCGTGAGATGGAGATGAAGTTGGCACAGATGAAGATGATGACAGAGCGCAATACTCAACTCCTATTGGCTTACATTAACAATGGGGCTAAGATTGAAACCGCCCGCATTTCGGCTGGTGTAGATAGCGGTGAGGGAATAGCCGAGCAATATGACCAAGACGAGAATATGATTCAGAATCTTGAACATCCATTAGCCCCAATCGCCCAAGCCATTACGCAAGGCAACCAAGAAATGTCAGCTACACTAGCTGCATTAATTGACAGACTAAGCCAACCTAAACAAGTGGTTCGGGATGAAGCAGGCAAAATTATCGGGGTTCAGTAATGGCAATTACAATTAAGCACAAAAAAGTATCGACCATTCTTGATACTGATGATACAAGCCTTGTACGCCCATCCGATTGGAACGATACCCATGACTTGACGGGTACTATTTCTGTTTCTAATGGTGGTACTGGAGCAGATAACGCAACAGACGCAACCAACAATTTATTGCCTACCCAAACAGGGCAAAGCGGTAAATATTTAAGCACTGATGGCACAAATACTCAATGGCTAACCGTGCCATCTTCAGGCGGTGGCTCATCGGTTTCTTATTATTTAAACGGTGGCGTAAGCCAAGGAACATTTGGTGGTAACACTTATTACCAAATGAACAAAACGCCTGTTACGGCAACCCCCGCAAATTTTACTATTGCCACTAACGGATACATTGCGCAATTTATTACTGATGTTAATGACCCATCTTTGCTTAATATTCCAGCAGGTAATTGGAATTTTGAGATGTATTTTAGTGCATCGTCAGGCGGTGGTAGCCCAAGTTTTTATGTAGAACTTTATAAATATAACGGCACTACTTTTACACTTATTTCAAGCGGTTCAACCAGCCCCGAATCAATTACAGGTGGCACAGTTAAGGATGTTTACATATCCGCTTTAGCAGTTCCTGCAACAACTTTAGCTTTAACTGACCGATTAGCCGTCAGAGTTTATGTAAACAATAGTGGCAGAACGATTACGCTTTACACGCAAGACAATAATTTATGCCAAGTAATAACCACATTTTCTACAGGAATTACGGCTCTTAATGGCCTTACTGCTCAAGTTCAAACATTTGCGACAGGAACTACAGGTACTGATTTTAATATTTCAAGTGCAACATCAACTCATACTTTTAACTTACCAACAGCATCAGCGTCAAACCGTGGTGCTTTAAGTTCCTCAGATTGGTCTACATTTAATGACAAAGCTAACGCTTTTACCTATACGACTAACTACATTCCGTATGGTCAAGGCACAACCACGCCATTGCAATCGGCTAATTTACAGTTTAATGGCACAACCCTTACAGCCAACGATATTACCGACTCATCCCTAACTGCTGGGCGAGTTACCTACGCTGGCACAGGCGGTAATTTAAGAGATGCGTCTAACTTTACTTACGATGGCACAAACTTAGTAGCTGGTGCTATTCAGAATACCCCGATTGGTTCTACGACAGCCAATACAGGTAAATTTTCCACATTAGAAACCACTGGAACAAGCACTTTAGGAACAGGCTCTAGCCAATATATACAAGTTGAAGGTGGTGCAACAGCAGTTCTATTATCTGCCCAAGGTGCTGGTTCAAATATTCCATTAGCTTTACAGCCTAAAGGAACAGGCGCAATTCAAGCACAAGCTACTACATCTACAAGTGCTGGTGGTAATGCTAGGGGTACTAATGCTGTTGATTGGCAGACAAGTAGAGGAAATGCAGTCAATGTGGCTAGTGCAACTGGAAGTGTTTTAACAGGTGGATTAAGTAACACTTGTAGTGGGGCGGCAGCATTTGTAGGTTCTGGACAAAGTAATCAAGCAACAGGACTTTATTCATTTGTTGGAAGTGGTATAGCAAATGTGGCATCAGGACAAAGTTCAGCTTTATGTGGTGGTGCTAGCAATACTGCATCTGGTTATTACGGATTTGTTGGTAGCGGTCAATCCAATTCAACAACTTCTAATTCTGCAGTAACAACTCAAACTGGCACAATGAATGGCACTACTGCCGTAACTTTGTCAGGTTCAAACGCAAATATTAAAGTAGGTCAGTTAATTACTGGTACAAGTATCACAGGTTTCCCTTCTACTTATGTAGCCGCCATCAGCGGAACAAGCCTTACCTTATCCCAAGCCGCATCAGGCTCATCCACCTCAACCCTATCTTTCTTTACTCCTCATGGAGTAGTAGTAGGCGGTGGTAATAACCAAGCTACAGGTGCTTACTCATTTATCGGTGGTGGTGGTGACGCTGGTACTGCGGCTAATAGGAATGTGGCTAGTGGGGATTGGTCTGCTGTAGTAGGTGGTAGAGCTAATCAGGCTACAGGAAATTCTGCGTTTGTAGGAGCTGGTGGATGGGATGGTACATTTTTAGGGGGTAATACTGCTAGTGGTTCTTATTCATCAGTTGTAGGTGGTTTTTCTAATACGGCATCTGCCAATGGTGGATTTATTGGGGGTGGTCAAAATAATACAGCCAATGGTATTCACTCATTTATGGGTGCTGGGGCTTATGGCACTGCTAGAAGCATAGTTGGAAATCATGTGTTTTCTGCTTGTAATCAACCATTGGGAGCTAGCCCTGGCATTTCCCAATCAGCTTTACTCGTTTTGGCAGTACAAACCACAGACGCTACAGCTACAGCATTACGCTCTAACACTTCAGCCGCAGGAACAACAAACCAAGTAATACTACCTAACAACTCTGCTTACTTCTTTACTGGAGAAGTTATATCAGGAGTAACTGGCGGTGGCAACACCAAAGGCTGGACTATTGAAGGTGTAATTAAACGAGGTGCTAATGCGGCATCTACAGCCTTGGTCGGAACTCCTACAATCACATCCATGTACGCTGATGTTGGTGCGGCAACATGGGCTATTGCAGTTACAGCCGATACGACTAATGGCGGTTTAAGAGTTACCTTTACAGGACAAGCTAGTACAACTATTCGTACAGTTTGCCAAATCCGCACAACCGAAATGACTTACTAAGGAGAAATCATGGCATTAAAGCTCGCTGTTCAGACCCAATTTGGCGTACCAGCCCCCGAAGCCTACGCTCGAATCACTAACTTTTTTGGAACTAAAGACCAAATCCAAGTCCAAGTCGCTATTCATTACGATGAGTCGGCAAGGCATAGCAATATGGCTACGGTCAAGGAAAATGCTCATTACATCAATATGGAAGATTTAAAAGGCGATTTAATTCCCGCCATTTATGAGGTTTTAAAAACATTTAGCGATTATGCTGGTGCAGAGGACTGCTAATTGTTTCAAACCGCATTTCAAGTCTTAGCGTTTCAAACCAATGCGTTTCAGATAGGACAAATACCCCCTAATCCTTACACTGACACGCATGACGGTTTCACGCCCGAAGAAATTAGGCGGGCTAAAAACATAGACCGAAAAATACGGGAAAAAGAATTAGCATTATTAAAAGCCCAACGAGCAGACCGTGAAGCTCGCAAGGCCAAGATTCGGGATTTAGTTGACCCGAAGCCTAAAAAAGTTGCAAAACAGCAACAAAATAAATTACAATATATTCAAGAGGTTAAGGCTGATATACCGTCAGTTGATACTACAGAACTAGAGCAGTCTATCGCCTACCTTGAGAACCAAAGAAACAACCTGCTAAATGCGGTTGCTAATAGGCAAAAGGCAACACGGTTAAAAGCCGAACTCGCCATCCTAGAAGCTAAACGCCTAGCAGAACTAGATGACGAGGAAAGCATATTACTACTAATGTAAAAGCCTTATACAAAGCCGCTTACGACCATTTACACGCAGGGCGGTACGAAGCTGGTTTTCGGTTATTTGAATACCGTTGGCATGAAGAAATTATGGGGGAACAAACAACCCCAACTCGCCCTATTTTGCCTATTCCTGTATGGCGTGGGGAATCCCTATTAGGCAAGTCCATTGTGGTGCAGATGGAGCAAGGCTATGGCGATGTATTACAGTTCTATCGCTTTCTACCCGCATTAAAAGTTTTAGGGGCTAAGAAACTGATTGTTTTGCAAGAATCTTCATTGCACTACCTTCTTGGGCAGATGGAATGTATTGATGTTATTACCAACGCCACCGATGAAGGCGAAGCCTTTGAAGCGGATTATTGGATTGGCTCAATGTCTTTGCCCTACTATATTTCATGCAGCTTACCTTATGTTAAAAGCCTATTTCCGATTACTACGCAAAAGATTGTCGGCTCAGAAGGTTATTTGGAAGCTACGCCTAGCAATATACCGCCAAAAATAGGGGTTAATTGGGAAGCGTCAAATCGTGGACTTTACTACATTAAATCCATTGATTACAAAGAAATGCTCAAATTGACAGGGGATAATTGCTATTCTTTTAACCCCAAAACTGAAGCTTTATTTCATCCCTTACCCAACGATGGTTGGAAGAAAGATTGGCTAAAAACCGCCCAACACATGAAAGCCTGTAAAGGCATTGTGACTGTGGATACGGGTACTGCTCATCTTGCTGGGGCGTTAGGAATTAAGACGATTGTGCTTTTGCCTAAAGAAGAATTTGTATGCTGGCGTTGGAAAAACGGGCGTTGGTACGATTCGGTGGTAACTTTAAGACCCCATGAATACGACAAAGTGCTTGAGTTAATAAGGAGAATGTGATGATATGCCCTAAGTGTGGCTACTCTGAAAGTAACCATGTAGAAACTAAGTCAGACAAGGAAAAGTACCTAGATTTTTGGGGATTCACGCTTGGTACTCCTGAAGCCGAAGAAGCATGGAAACAAAAGCAAGAAATGACCGCTAAAGAAGCCCCAATCGTTATGTCAGATATTGAGGGTTATGTTTCTCAGGTTGATGGCACATGGATTAAAAGCCGAAGTCACCACAGAGAACACCTTAAACAGCACCGAATGATTGAACTAGGCAACGATGTGCCAATGCAACATAAGCCTGTTGAATTAAGCCGTAAAGAACAAGAAACCCGTAAACGCAAGATTGCCGAGCTTGCTTACGCCAAACTAAACTATCGTTAAGGAGCAATTATGGCAGACCGCAAAGAGATGTTAGAAGCAGCATTGGCAGAAGTTGAAACCCCACAAGATGAGGGTAAACCCGTAGATACAGAGGAAAAACATGAGGAAGTGCAAGCCGAAGTTTCTAAAGACGAACCAGTACGGGATGAAAAAGGTCGCTTTGTCGCAAAAGAGGAAACGCCTACAGAGGAAGCAAGCGTTGAAGATATTGCAGAAAATGAGGTTGCAACCGAACAGCCCGAAGAACCAAATGCGGAAGTTGATATACCAAAGCCTACAACTTGGAAGAAAGACCTTTTACCTTTATGGGATAAGATAGCTAAAGGGGAAACCTTAACTAAAGAAGAAAGCAAAAAACACCTTGAATACCTTAACCAACGAGAAAACGAGTTTAAAAAAGGCGTTAGCGTATATAAAGCGGAAGCGGAACGAGCAAAGGCACTTGAAGAAGCGATTAATCCATTCGTACCTGAACTCCAAGCACAAGGAATCCACCCCGCAGCGTGGATAAATAATTTAGGTCGGGCGCACATGATTTTGACCAAAGCCCCATACGACCAAAAAGTGCAAATGTTTCATAGACTTGCACAAGATTATGGAGTAAACTTAAACGCAGATGCTCAACCAACTGCTGAACAAGCACCGACTGATGCTTACACTCAACAGTTAATGCAACAACTTTATCAAGTTAATCAAGAGGTTAGCACGATAAAGTCTAGGTTTGAGCAAGAAGAACAACAACGCTTGGCTGGTGAAATCGAGCGTGTAAGAAGTAACAAAGAGCGGTTTCCGCACTTTGACATGGTTAGGGAAGAAATGGCTCAACTACTTGAGCTAGGTAAAGCACCCGACCTTGAAACGGCTTATGCCAAAGCTGTACGGCTAAACGATGAAGTTTGGGCGATGGAACAGGAACGACTCCTGTCTGACGCAAAAAAACAAGCATCTCAGGCCCAGCAAGTAGCACGAGCCAAAGCAACGGCTGTTAGTCCAAAATCCGTTACTCCTAACGGAACTCAGGCAAAAGTCGAAGCAAAGGACAGGCGTTCTCTGTTAATGGCGCAAATGACCGAAGCAGAGAGCGGTAGGCTTTAATTAACTTAAAAAGGATATTATTATGGCTTTTGCTAACTCAGCAATCACCGATATTATCGCTACCACCATTCAAAGTCGTAGCGGTGAATTGGCTGATAACTTAACGCAGAACAATGCGATTCTGCAAAGACTTAACTCAAAAGGCAATGTACGGCCTTTCTCAGGTGGTAATGTAATCCTTAATGTTGGGGTCACTCTGAATTAAAACTCAGATGTGAGAATTCTCTCTAATTGACTTGGAACTCCCGAAGGGGACAACAAGGGGCAAGCGAAAGCAGCCTGAACGACTAAACGAGAGAACACCTGAAAAGGTGAAGCGATAGTCTGACCTTTGGCATAACTTGTAGTACAAAGAAGCCAAAGAGTGTAGCGGAACAGAAACGACTACACCGAACTGTTGGGAGTTCGTAACAACCGAGCGAGGAAATTATGTACAATGATACGTCCACCAATAACGCTAATTCTTATAGCGGTTACGAAGTATTGAACATTGCTCCTGATAGCCCAATCTCGGCTGCTCAGTACAAGATTGCTCAATACGCTGCTGCTGTAACGATGAGCGGTTTGGAAATGCTCCAAAACTCAAGCAAAGAAGCAATCATTGACTTGTTAGATGGTCGTATGCAAGTTTCTGAAGCTCGCCTTTTGAACCGCATTTCGGGTGACCTTTATGGTGATGGTACTGGTAACGGTGGTAAGAACATTGACGGTCTAGCTGCCGCAGTTTCTACTTCCCCAACCACAGGTACTTACGGTGGTATTAACCGTGCAAACTGGTCTTTTTGGCAGAACCAAGTAACTACTGGTTTAACCTCTACCAACACCCTTGCAAAAATGACTGAAGCTGCCATCAAGCAGGTTCGTGGCACAGACAAGGCTGACCTTTACATTGCTGGTAACACCACATATCAGTATTTTGTAGGTGCATTGCAAGCAATTCAGCGTATTACTACCGAAGAATCGGGTGCTGCTGGTTTTGCATCCCTTAAGTTCTACGGTGGCGGTACATCTGCTGATGTAATACTCGGTGGTGGTATTGGTTCTCAAGAAACTGCAACTTATATGTATCTCTTGAACACCAACTACATTTTCTTTCGCCCACATAAAGAGCGTAATTTCGTACCGATTGGTGGTGAGCGTCAAGCCATCAACCAAGATGCGATTGTTAAGCTCTACGGTTGGGCCGGAAATTTAACTACCAGCAACGCTCAGTTGCAGGGTATTTTGACCACCTAATTTGTAAAGGAAAATAATCATGGCTTATTCAGTTCTTCCCATTTCGGGAGTTGATTTAAACAATACTACGCCTATTAGCTTTTCGTACACTAACGGCTCTACCGCAGTTGCTATTCCAGCTTTTGGCCCTGTCGGTGCTGAAACTTTTGGTAGCGATGGTAAGCGTTATGTGTTTGCACAAGCAGGTGCAGCTATTGGTGCATCCACAGCAACTTGCTCAATCAATGCTTCGACTTTCGTAGCAACTAGTTCGGGCGGGTCTTATCTATCGCAAGCTTCTATGGCAAGCGGTGATTTTGGTTGGTTCGCAGCAACTAGCGTTTAATCAAAAATTGTAGTAAAAACAAGGGGCTACTCGTAATTGGGTAGCCCTTTTTCTTTAACCGTAGTACCTTAACCACTTAAGGAGTTTTAAATGATTGATAGCGATACCCAAGACGCAGATTCTCGTTTGGCAGTTAAGTTTTATAAGCGAGCAGTCAAACTAGAGCATGAATCCAACGAAGCAGGCAGACCCATCTACAAAGATTATGACTTTGTACGGATTATGGTCGCTGGGGATAATCTAACGGAAATTGATACCTACGCACAGGAAAGCCATAAACAGCGTTTTCCTCGTCAATGGCTTCAATATCAAGCTACCCAAGATTCAAGTAGCGAGATTTTAGGAACGCCCGTAGAACAATGGCCTTTAATTAGCCAATCTCAAGCCCAAGAACTCAAAGGCGTTAAGTTTATGACCGTAGAGTCGATTGCTAACGCTTCTGACCTACAGTTACAACGAATTGGCATGATTGCGGGTATGTCACCCCATGCGTTTAGGGATAAGGCACGGACTTTCTTAAATCTTGCCGAAGAAACCGCAGAAGCGACTAAGCGGGCAGAAGAAATTAACGCTTTAAAACAAGAACTTGCCCAAAAAGCAGAGGAAAATGCTAGAATTAAGGCTGAAACTGATGCGAAGCTGGCACAAATGCAAGAGCAAATGGCGGCTGTACTTGCGGCAGTTAGTAAGCCTAAAGGCAGAAAACCCAAAGTTACAGAGGAAGCGTAATTATGTCATCAACGATGCTCCAATTGGTTCAGCAGACCACTAGCGAGTTAAACCTTGCTATTCCCAACTATGTTGCGGGTAATACCAATCAAGATGTTCAACAAGTTTTAGCTTTAATGAACCGCACAGGCTATGATTTGGTCAAAGAATACGATTGGCAAGCCTTGGAGTTGGAGTATCGTTTTTACACCGATGCGCAGACTTTTGTGGGCGATACGGTTAGCGCATCTAGTTACAACATTATCGTTACAGGCGATGCCACCGCCCTAAATAGCAATTATTCCATTACTGGCACAGGTATCAATCAAGATACCTATGTTTCTAGTGTTACTTTTGATGGCACATATTCAACTATTGTTATGAGCCAATTAGCGAGTGGCACATACACGGGGGTAACTTTTACCTTTTCACAAACCAAATACGACTTACCAACTGATTTTGAAACCATTACCGACAATACCCATTGGGACAAAACGAAGCATTGGCAAATGCTCGGCCCTGAAGATGCCCAACAATGGCAATGGCTAAAGTCGGGTTATATCTCCACAGGCCCACGCATCCGTTGGCGTATTTTGGGGCAACAGTTTCAGATTTGGCCACCCTACAACACCCAAGAATACTTAGGCTTTGAATATCGTTCTAAAGGTTGGGCTAGAAGCTCAACAGGCACAGTTAAAAACAGCTTTACGGCTGATAACGACACAACTGTATTAGACGATACGGTGATGGTGTTAGGCACAAAACTTAAGTATTTCCAAATTAAAGGGTTTGATACTACTGCGTTGCAACAAGACTATTTCCGCTACTTAAATGTAGCGAAAGCCAACGACAAAGGTAGTGCAACCCTTAGTTTTGCCCCATATCCAAGCAAAGTGCTTATTGGTTACGCTAACATCCCAGACACTGGCTACGGAACTTAAACATGGCAGTACCACAGCAACGAAGGGCTATGACTGCATCGTTGCCATCCCCGATTGGGGGGTGGAACGCAAGGGATTCATTGGCAGAAATGAACCCGTTAGACGCAGTTCAAATGGTCAATTTCTTCCCCACGCCTACGGATGTAACGCTTAGAAAAGGCTACACTAAAATTTCTGAGGGCATTACAGGGCAAGTTTTATCGTTAATGAGCTACAGCAGTCCAACAACGACTAAATTGTTTGCTGCCACCGATAACATCATTTATGACGCAAGCACCTCAACCGCCACTTCAAGCCTAACTGGTAATACAAGCGGTAAATGGATACACGCCATTATCACGACTGCTGGCGGTTCTTTTATGGCTGCTGTCAACAATACTGACCCTATGGTCGTTTATGATGGTACACGCTGGTCAAGAAGTGCTACAACAAACACCGCCCAAACAATTTCTACCATTACTAGGGGTGGCACAGGCAATTTAACCGCTACTTTAACAACTGCAAGCCCCCATAATCTTGTTACTGGCAATACGATTACTGTTGCGGGGGCTATTCCTACCCAATTTAATGGTACTTATCGCATTACAGTAACAGGTGCAAGCACCTTTACATACACAATGGCATCTGCTCCTAGTGGAAACGCCACTACTGTAGGTACATACAGTATTAATTACTACATAACTGGCGCAAATAGCAATACTTTTGCTTATGTAAACTTGTTTAAAGAGCGTCTTTACTTTGTTCAAGAAAATAGCTTAAGCTTTTGGTATTTACCAGTAGATAGTATTAATGGTGCAGTCACCGAATTTCCTCTTGGTGGCATTTTTAAAAAGGGTGGTTACCTACAGGCAATGGGAACATGGACTATTGACGCTGGTTACGGGGTAGATGACCTAGCCGTATTCGTTACAAGTAACGGTGAAGTAGCTGTTTACAAGGGTTCTGACCCATCTGACCCAAATGACTGGTCTTTAGTGGGTATTTGGAACATCGGACAGACTTTTGCTCGTAAATGCGTCTTTAAATACGGTGGTGACATCCTACTTCTAACCCAAGATGGTCTTGTACCCTTATCCGCAGGCTTGCAATCGACCCGTTTAGACCCCCGTATCAATATTACCGACAAGATTTTTTACGCTATTAGCCAAGCAGCCGACCTATATTCAGCTAATTATGGTTGGCAAATCAATTATTTGGCTAAATACAATATGTTGCTTGTTAATATTCCCGTAACTAGTGGTCAAGAACAGTATGTAATGCACAACATTACAAAATCATGGTCTAGATTTACTAATATCAGCGCAAATTGTTGGGAATTAAGCGGAGAAGATATGTATTTTGGTGGAAACGGCTATGTAGCTCGTTTTTATGACTCATTTTCTGACGATTCCAACAACATTAACGGCTTTGTACAACAAGCGTATTCGTATTTTGACCGCAGAGGACAACAAAAACGCTTTACCTTAGTACGCCCTATTCTACAGACCGATAACGGCTTACCGACCGTTTTATGCGGTATATCAACCGATTTTGACACCGTACCGCTAACCAATCAAATATCGTTTAACCCATCTACCCTTGATATTGGGGTTTGGGATATATCCACATGGGATGACACAAATTGGGGTGGAAACCTTGTAGTAACGAAGTTTTGGCAAGGGGTGACAGGTATAGGCTATGCAGGTTCAATTAGTATGAATGTGGCAAGTCAAGGTATTGAGTTTCATTGGGCATCAACCGATTATGTAATGGAAGCGGGTGGAGTCTTATAGGTGAGAACAGTTATTACTGAAAATCAGCGATATTTGGGGGAATGGCTGGTTCGGATTCTTAACTTTCCCCTACCTAAAACCACCCAATGTATAGGGCAATTAAAAGACGGTAATTTGGTAGCTGTCGCTGGTTATACCAATTTCATGCCAAAAGCGTGTGAAATTCATATAGGTAGCGTAGGCGAAAATTGGGCTAGTAAAGATTTTTTGTGGGCAGTCTTTGACTATCCCTTTAATAAACTTGGACTTAGCGTTATACTAGGGCAAATCTGTGCTGATAACACGGATGCCCTAAAGTTAAACCGACATTTGGGCTTTAAGGTTGTCGCTGAAATACCTGATGCCCACATGAGTGGTGATTTGGTCATTATGGCAATGCGTAAAGAGGAGTGTCGGTTTCTTAACATCCGATGCCCCTTAAACAGAGGAGAATAGTATGGGTGGTGGTGGATTTTTAGGATTAGGGCCTGCGCCAAGCGCACCTGCACCCCCCGATTATGCGGGGGCAGCACAAGCTACAGCAACAGGTAATTTAGAAGCGGCTCGTGCGGCTACTGCGGCTAACCGTGTAAATCAGATTACGCCTTATGGCAACCTCAGTTACGCTATTACAGGGCAAGACCCATACGGTAACCCTACTTGGACTGCTACGCAGACTTTAAGCCCCGCACAACAACAACTTCTTGATTATCAAAACCAAGCTAGTATTGGACTTGGTGCGTTAGCAAATAAAGGACTGGGTTATGTAGAAAATATGCTACAAACCCCGTTTGATGTTAGCAAACTGCCAAGCACAGGATTTAATCCTAGTCAGACTTACCAAGAAGCGTATATGCAACGCCTTGCCCCACAATTACAAATGGGGCGTGAGCAACTTGCACAAGATTTAGCTAATAAAGGTATTGATATTGGCTCTAAGGCGTATGAAAACGCTATGCGTATGCAAGCCCAACGAGAAAATGACCTATTAGCTGCCGCCACAACGCAAGGTTTTGGTGTTGGTCAACAAGCTCGTCAAACCGCTTTGCAAGAACAAGCGTATTTGCGTAATGAGCCACTTAACACCTTATCTGCTGTTCGTACAGGCGCACAAGTGCAAGGCCCACAATTTGTTAATTCTGCTCAACAAGCGACTACCGCAGGCCCTGATTTACTAGGTGCTGCTGGTATGCAATATAACGCTGCTATGGGTGACTTTAACGCTAGACAAGCCGCACAAGCTAATCTAAATCAAGGTTTATTTGGTTTAGGTGGTGCTGCAATGATGATGTGTGACCCACGCACTAAAGAAAATGTTAAACCAGTGGGCGTATTAGAGAATGGCTTGACCTTGTATAGCTTTGAATACAAAGATGAATTTAAAGACCGTGAGTATGCTGGTCATGGCGTTCATGTTGGCGTTATGGCTGACGAAGTAGAACAAGTTTACCCATTTGCAGTTAAGACTTTAGATGACGGCTATAAGGTCGTAGATTACGGATTAATACCATGAACGCTTACAACCCATACATTATGCAAATGCCACAAACCCAAGATTTAGGTGGGTTATCACCATACTATCAAAATATTGCCCAACAGCAAGCCAATCAAAATATGGCAATGCAACAGGCTCAAGGACTGACCCAACAAGCTGGGCAAACCGCTCAAGGTGGCATGAATCCTATGGCTATGGCAATGATGCTTAGAAAAGGACAAAAATCAGACCCTTACGCTAATGCCCAATCTGCTATGAATCAATATGGTGCAAGTAATGTATATGGTTATGGCGGTCAAGGTGTTGTACCAACAATGACTTCAGGCATGGACTAATTATGGCTAATGGACAATTACCGATGATTAATGTTGGTGGTAATGTGCCACCCGAAATATTGCAACAGCAACAGGCGTTAAATCGCCAACAGCAAATGGCTCAGTTGCTTATGCAACAAGGTCAACAAATGCCGTCAGGTCAAATGGTAAGCGGTCGTTATGTTGCGCCTAGCTTTTTCCAATACGCTGCTCCTTTGGCTCAAATGTATGCAGGCACACGCCTAGCAGAAAAAGGTGACAAAGCACAAGCAGATTTAGCTAAAGCATTACGCCAACAATATGCAAACGAAATGACACAATATCGTGATTTGTTGCGTGGAAAAGAAGCTACATATGAGCCTGACATTCCTACTGAAACTTACGAAACAGTAAAAGGCAAAATGATTAGCCCTGCTGTGCCTGCTAATCCTGAAGCTGCTTACTTATTTGGTTCTACAGCTTATAACCCTGCCTTACAACAACTTTCTATTAAGAAACTTGGAGAAGGGCCAAAATGGGAAAAAGATGTTCGTTTTATTAATGGCAAAGAAATACATGGTTGGACTAATGTTAATGACCCTAATTTGCCATTTTCTGCGGGTACTGAAAAACCAGCTTTATCTCAAAAAGATATTATGCAAGGCACTTACGAAGGATGGTATAACCCCAATGCAGTACCTCAAACTAGTGTTGCAAGGGGGCAAACAACTCAACCTGTAAGCACACCTACAGGTCAAGCTGTTAGTACACCTATGGGTCAACCTACTGTTGGCAATCAACCCACTATGACACAAGCATCTTATACGGGTGGGCCAGCTATGTCGCCACAAGCAAGGGTTCAAGCTAATAAAGAAATTTATGTTGATAAGGCTAAACGCCAACAAGAATATGCTGAAAAAGCTCCTGCGGCAATTAACTTTATGCAAGACACAATTAATAACATTAACGGTTTAATTGGTGATGCAAAAGTTGTAAAAGACCCTAAAACTGGCAAAGAACGGATTGAGTACGGCAAAATAGCACCACATGAAGGATTTAATACTGCTGTTGGTGTTAGCGGAATCACGGGTGGATTTGGTGCTGCTGGCTTTATTCCTGGAACTTCTACAACTGATTTTAAAGAACGCTTTAAACAAATTGGCGGTCAAACATTCTTGGCAGCTTACGAAACAATTAGAGGTGCAGGTCAAATTACTGAGCAAGAAGGTGCTAAAGCAACAGCAGCTTTAAACAGAATGAGCTTGGCACAATCTGAAGTTGAGTTTATTAAAGCAGCTAGAGAGTTTGAAGAAAATGTAACCAAAGGTATGGAATTGGCTCGTAAACGGGCTGGTATGCCAGCACAAACTCAACAAGGTGGCTGGAGAGTTAAATAATGGCTGAAAAAGAATATACAGTCGTTGCCCCTGACGGTAAAGAAATAACATTGATTGGCCCTGTTGGGGCTACTCAAGAAGAAGTTATTGCTCAAGCCCAAAAACTGTATAACCCAAAAACTAAGCAAGTTTTAGGCTCAAACATTATTAACACAGATGTGCCAACAGTTGTTAGCCAAACACCAAGACCTGAACCAAAAGCTGAACCAAAACGCACAATGATGGATAGGGTAAAAGCTCTATACGAAGTGCCATTGACTGTTGGTTCTGCTGCTATTGCAGGCCCTGTAAGTTCTGCATACGGTGTGTATAAGTCGGCTACAAGCCCTCAGTTTGGCACACAACAAGGGGTACAAGTAGGCCAACAAGCCCAAAGTGATTTAGCTAGACGCATGACTTACACGCCTACAAGCCCTGTAGCCCAAGAGTTTTTACAAGATGTTGGTCAGGTAGCAGAAGCCGCTAAATTGCCCCCTATTATTCCAACTACAGGAATGTTGCCAAGTTATGCTCGCATGGCTTCAACAGCAACACCTATAGTTAGACAAAATGTTGTACAGCCTGTAAGTCAAGCTATTCAAGCTGTGCCTGAAGTTGTTAAAACAGCACCTGCAAAAGTAGCAGAAGCGTTACGCAGAACTCCATCTGAAACTGAAATTAGAATTGCTAATGCGCCAAGCTCTGAAACACTTGCAGCTCAATCAAACAAATTATTTAATACAGCGCAAAAGAGCGGTGTTGAAATTGACCCCAAAGATTTTGCTAATAACATGAAACAAATTAGCAGGTCATTAGAAGATATTGGATACGATGCAGAACTATATCCTGACATTGCTATTGTCATGAAAAGACTGGAAAATCCAACTGTTGCAAAAGATTTTAATAAATTAAAGGCTTTGCGCACTATGATTGGTGATTTGCAAGGCTCTCAAAAGAAAGCAGAAAGAAAAATTGCTACACAATTAAAAAATGATTTTGATGATTATTTGGCAAGCATTCCTGAATCCTCGATTGTTGGTGGCACAAAAGAAGGCTTGGCGCAATGGAAAGAAGCAAGAGATACATACAATCGTTTGAGTAAATCTCAAATATTTGAGGATATGCTTGAGCGAGCCGAAACCGAAAAAACTCGATTTAGTATGTCGGGTTCTGAAAATTCATTAACCCAACAACTGCGACAACTTGCAAATAATCCTAAAAAAATGCGAATGTTTACCCCTGAAGAACAACAAGCTATTATTCAAGCCGCAAGGGGCGGTAATGTGCAAAATTTATTGCGTTATTTTGGCAAATTTGCCCCAACTGGCCCTGTAAGTTCAATCGTTCCATTGTTAACAACAGCCGCCAGCGCACCTTTAGGTCTTGCCGCTACTGCGGGCGCAATGGGCGCTAGAGTAGCCGCTACAAAAATAAGAAAATCTGATGTTAATAAATTAGCGGCTTTAATGAGGGCTGGCGCAAAAAAACCAAAGAAAAATTTAGGAGCAATCAATGAGTAGAAACGGGTCAGTTAATGAGTTCGATTGTATTGTCTAATTCTATGACAAGCTCTGCACCTTCTCCATCCTTTGTAAATATGGGTGTTTTCTGCCGTAAATTCATGCCCATTTTTGCAATGGGTCATGGCTCGTTTTTTAGCCCCGCTTGCTTGACCGCCAAGCGTAAGACCGCTTTTAAAAACTTTGCGTTTTTTATCTACAAGTTCATCAAAAGTTTTTGCAGTTTTGGCTCTATTAACAATAGTGTCGTATTTAAAACCATATTTTTGAGCAATATCGCAAACAAGGTATTGAACATTATCAATCGTTATTTTTTTAGTAATTCTGCGATTTCGTTGTTGTTCTTTACGACTAGACCATTTGCAATTTTGTGGAGCGTAATCGCCATTATTATCAATTCGGTCTATGGAATAACCTTGCGGTCTATCGCCCATATCGGAAACAAATTGATTAAAATTGTTTATCCATTGGTCGCAAACTTTAATACCTCTGCCACCGTAATTTGGGTAATGTTTATTGTTAAGGTTATAGCATCTTGCCTTCATGCCTTGCCAAACTTGGTAAAGAGGGTGTGGATTTTTAAACGGCATAACAATCTCCTTTATGGGGATTATAGCATTAAAAGGTAAAGGAAAACAATCATGTCCCGCAACGGCTCAGGCACATATTCGCTACCAGCAGGTAATCCCGTAGTTACAGGCACAACCATTGCAAGTACATGGGCTAATAACACACTTAGTGATATAGCTACTGCTCTTACTGGCTCATTGGCAAGCGATGGTCAAACCCCAATGACGGGTAACCTAGACGCAAATAGTAACAAAATTGTTAATTTGGCTACCCCCACTTTATCAACAGACGCAGTAACTAAGTCTTATGCTGATGCGTTAGTCGGTGGTTCAAGCGCAGGCTCATTTACTAATCTAACGGTTACGGGCACTACAACCCTTGCTACATCCTTAACAGGCGTATTAAAAGGAACATCAGGTGTGGTATCTACAGCCACGGCTGGAACAGATTATGTAGCCCCAGCAACTGCTACTAACTTTACTGCTCAACAATACTTTGGTAATGTGGCTTTAACCGATGCCGCTACGATTGCATGGGCAGCGAATACGGCTCAAGTTGCTACCTTTACCTTTGTATCATCTAACCGCACTATGGGCGCACCCACAGGACTTGTAAACGGTGCTTATTATGGCCTTGCTGTTATCCAAAACTCAGGCTCAAACACCTTAACTTGGAACGCAGTATTTAAATGGGCTGGTGGAACTGCACCTACCTTATCAACAGCCGCAAGTGCTAAAGATTACTTTGTATTTCGCTCTGATGGTACAAACCTATACGAGCAAGGTAGAAGTTTGGGGGTTGCATGACCCTACCTGTAGTCTTTACTGCTAATGGAGCGCAAGGTTATAACTTAACCAACTCCCTACGCTTTCGGGCTAGTGCTTCTGCTTATTTAAATAGAACATTTGCTACTGGAAACAGAAGAACTTTTACATGGTCTGGTTGGCTAAAACGAGGTTCATTAACAGGCAATCAAGCATTAATGAGTCCGTATACAAATGGCACAGGTAGCGGAACTTATGGTGTTCTTAGATTTGTTGATGGTTCAATAGAATTTTTTGATTACACAAATGGAACATATAATGCTTATTTTTACACTTCAAGTTCGCAATATACATTCCGTGACCCATCTGCTTGGTATCATATTGTTTTGGCGGTTGATACTACACAAGCAACAGGCTCTAATAGAATAAAAATATATGTAAATGGCACACAAATAACTGGCACTTTTTATGCTACACCAACACAAAATTATGATTTGCAATGGAATAACAATTTAGTTAATTACATAGGATATACACCAACTGCTTCTCAATATTTTGATGGCTACCTAGCAGAAGTAAACTTCATTGACGGTCAAGCCCTAACCCCATCTTCATTTGGTGCTACATCCTCAACAACTGGTGTATGGCAACCGATTAAATACACAGGCACATACGGCACTAATGGATTCTATTTACCGTTTACCGATAACTCTGCTCTGACTACATCATCGAATGTGGGAC